GCCGCGTCAAGTTCCTTGATACGCGGTGCTGTGCGATCGTCGAAGGCCTGCCAAAGCCTGCGGTGGCGTGCGTCTCCGTAGGTGCGGACGCTGACGGGAAACAACAGCTTCTGTGGCTTCGGCTTCAGCTCCTCTGGCTCGGGCTCTGGCGCATCGGGTTCCTCGGGCGCTAACTCGGCCGGTTCATCGGGTTCGGGCTCTACGACAGGCGCGGGCGGCTCTTCATCATCGCCGATCGTGGCGACAGGCTGCAGGATCGTAGCTATCTGGCGCTTGACGACGTCGCCGCCGTCGATCGGGTCTAGCTGCAATGCTGCCCGGGCCTCATTCAGCGTCATCACGCCGGCGTCGTAGGCCTGCCGCGCTCTGTCGGAGACCTGCGTCTGATCATCGGTCAGTGCCGCCACGTGCGACGTATCGGCCTGCACGATGATGCCCTCGCCATAGCGCCCCGCCAGGTCTACCGTCAGCCTCGCGCAAAACAGCGCCAGCAGCGGTACCATCGTGTGCTGCCAAAACAGCCCCTCAAGGACGTCCATGTTGCTGCGGTTGACGTCCTCGGTGCGTCCTGTTAGCGGCCTTGGTACGCCCACGACACCAGAGATGTCGTGCTCGTTCGCAGACTTCATGCCCTGGAACTCGGCGTCGCGCGGCTTGACCGAAGTCGGCACGAACTTCAACGGGAAGTTAAACATCCCGACCTTGCCCATGTTGCGTACGCCAACGTGGCGAGAAAACCAGTCCTTGACGGCCCTCGCCCATGAGGCCTCTTCCATCGGCCCGTCTGGTACCAGCACTCCGCTCTGGCTGGCTCCGTGCTCGAAGAACGCGTTGTTGTACAGGCTGCGGTTGCGGTCGGTGTCCAACACCAGTGACAGCGGGTCGCCGCGGCTCAGGCCATAGAACTCGTTCGTCGGGTGCGGCAGGCGGCAGTGCAGCACCTGGTCTGCCGCGAACTTGATCTCCTGCCCATTGACCTCGTACACGTACCCGCCGACGAAGTCCTTCGGGTCGGGGGCGATCTTCACCCGGTCGGGCTGCATCACCCACAGCTCAGACGGCTGCTTGCCGCCCTTCCCGCCGACCATCTCCCAATAGCTGTCGCCGCTCGCCTGCAGGTGCACCATCGATTTGTAGATGAACTCTGGATACGTGTCCATCGGGTTGACGTCGTCGAGCAACCTTCGCAGCGGATGCCCCGCGTCAACCTCGGTAAGCTCAAGGCCAAGTGAACGCAGGCGCACAGCATAGTCCTGCGGCCTCAGCACCGTGCTCAGGTGCCGCGCGTGGCGGACGACGTCTCCGGTTACGTAGCGCTGCCGATAGCTGCGCGGCGCACCCTCCGCCGGGCCTATCTGGTACACACGCAGCGGCACGCCCATAGCGGCGGTCGCTACCACGTTGTAGCACGAGAACAGGTACGGGTGGCCCGTAGCGTGACCCAGCTCTGTCAGCGTGTCTGACGGCTGGTCAACGAGGTAGCCACCGGTGCCGTCGTACACGGGCTTCGCTATGTCGCTGCTGCGGGTCTGTGTCAGCGGCGGCCAGAGGCGGCGCGCCAGCCATTCTCTGAGCGTCATCGCCTCCCTCCATGATGCTTGTCAATTCAGGTTCAGCTCGGTGTACTCCGCCAGCGGCTTGCGGTCTGCCAGATACTGGTGCCCGCCGCTACTCGCGTCCACCTGGTCACGCGTGAAGCCCTCGCCAGGGAACGCCTCAAGCTCGTCGAAGTACGCGCCATTCCACGGACCACGCACCACATCCACGAGGCCGTTCGCGGCCGCCGCGCTCCACGGCCGGGCGCGCTCTTCCTTGCTGCCGGTCGCCGGGATGCCCTGGTAGTCGTAGCCCGCCAATTTTGTGGCGAAGTCAGCGACCACGAACTTTCCGGCCGACCCCGGTTCCTGCTCCTGGCGCACGGCGACATTGCGGCCGTCGGCGCTGGCGGTGTTGATCAGCAGGCGCTGTGTACCCGCCGGGTCAAGCCTGTCGCGGCGCACATCGGCAACAATGAAGCGGCCCTCTTGCGTCATGCCGAGCAGCACGCCGGCGCTGCACGCCTGGCCCTGCGTGCCCTTGTCCGCCGTGCCTGCGAGGTCCCAGAAGCGGACCCAGCGCATGCCAGCGCTTGGCACATCGTCGGGCTCGATGGTGCGGAACCACTCACGCTTGAACATGTTGCCCTGCGGGCGGACCGACCAGTCACCGTCTCGCAATTGCGCACGCGTTACCGGATCGAGGCGCTGCAGGTTAGCGTCATAGTCCGCCTGGTCGATGCTCGGATTGTCCTCGAGTCGCGCCGGAATGAAGGCTCTGCCATTGGCCGGATCGGCGTCCACGAACCGTTGCCGCACCCACTCATGCCCGACGCCACCCGGGTTGCTCGCTGACCGCATGCGGATCGGCACGAGGCTGTTGGCGCCACGGCGGAGACGGCTGAACAGGTAGCGGTATTGCTCGGCGGTGAAGTGCGTCAGCTCGTCGAACCCGATGAACTGGAATTCCGCCGACTGGTAGCGGTACCGGTCCTTGTCCGTGTCGAGGTAGCCGAACGTCAGCGTCGCCCCGCTCGGGAAGCGCCAAGTTTTGGTCTTCTCCGACCAGTGCGCTGCTGTCCCTCCGAGCCACTCCTGCGCCCGCTCCATCAGCGCGCCAGGGAGCGAGAGGTCGGCATAGGTACGCCGGAACAGGATGGCTGCATAATGCGGGTGGTCAACGTATTGCAGGGCGGCCATGAGGAGGGCGTCCGAATTGTGTGTCGGTATCATCCCCCTGCCGGCCAAGTACATCCCGTCCGACGCACTTACCTGTATGCATCGCATGGGTACGCCGGTAACACGCTCTGCGCTCTTGACGAACCGAAAGCGAGTTGTCCTGCGCGTTGCCAGCTTCTGTACCGATGCCTTGCGCGACAGGCGAAAGAGGACCAACGGCGCCACGACCTTGACTGTGTACTTTGGCCCGCAGTCGTTCCCATTAAGGCGCGCCCTGCTTTCGCGCACCGTTGCCTTGCAGCCGATCGACCGCAGTAGCTGCCCCATGGCATCGGCAAGCGTCTTCGACACTACCGAGAACTCTGCAGATCCAGATGACTTTGCCACGCAGCCGTCGGTGTCCATCAAGCCTTGGACGAGTGCAATGCGCTGCTCTGTTGATGCCCACAGGTACGCGTCCGGGACGTGCTTGTTGCGTAGCACTCCCAGCGACTTCAGCACCTTGTAGAGACCTTCGAACGTGTATGATTTCGCAGCGTTATTAGGCTTGTGTTGCACATTGCGCACCGGAAAACCGGCCGTCTCGAAAACCTGCGCGATCTCCACATCTGCAGTCGTCACGGCTCCGCAACGGCTCGTCCCGTCCCCAAGCCATACGCCAAGGAGGTACGGGTCCAGCGGCAAGTCAACGGCAGGGCAATGCAATCCAGGACAGACAGGCACAGCGTGGTTTGCCCGATTGCCGTCATTCAATGTGGCCGCTATCTCGGCTGTGGTGCGCAACCCACCAGATGGAGCGTCGTCAGTCACATGCTGGCGTTCCCGGTTGCGCTGTGTGATTGATGCCGTGAATGCCTTCGACTTGTTGCCGCCTGCTTTGCTCGGGCGCTTATTTCTACGGCGCGCGCGGAACTCGTCGGTTCGACGCGTCAACGCGGTCATGTCCTTAGCTGTGTAGGTCAACCAGCGATGCTCGTCGCAGGCCGTGATCTCCTCTCCGTCGTCGAACCGCAGCATCCACCCGTCCACGACCTCCACGCTTGACACCGCAAGGACTTCTGTTGGTACCCCGTCCATCCCGAAGACTTGGTCTCCAGGTCGCAGGTCTCCCATTGCGCGCCAACCACGCGGAGTTGGTATCGGCGTGTCGAGGGGCAGCATCTTCCCGCCGCCCGCGGCCCCGCCGAAGAACGCCTCCTGGCAGCCGAGTGAGAGGAACACCGCCTGCGGAGGGTGCGGGGCGGGCGGTATGAACTGGCTCCACGCGATGTCAACCCTCGTCGCTGTCATGATCCTCTGCGCCCTTCGCGGCGGCATCGGAGTGGAAGCGCACCACCGCGGCGGCAGCATCGGCGTCCAGCGTCAGGCGGTGCACACCGGAGGTCTCCACCTGCATCGGACCGCCAGCGGCGCCGGTGTGCTCCTGCCGGTCGGCAAGCGGTTCGCCCGCCACCTGGAAGTATAGCTTAGTCGCCGTGGTGAGGTCGCCCACGTCCTCGATCAGC